AATAAGAGATGGTTTTCTCGTACTCATTTACTGGAACGTGACCCGCCAACTCTTCCACCTTTAATTTATCCACCAAAATGATGTTCTCAAAAAGCCCCGAACGAGCGTATTCCTGCAAGATATTGAAGGCTATCTTGTCGTCACGCTTCTGGATCTCTGATATCATCTGCCTATCAGGGCAAACATAAAGAACATTTAATTTAACGTCTTTTATGGTTTCCAGGATTTTTAAGGTTGCCCCAGAGATAGGATCGCCACCCTCTACAATAAGAAGGACTTGATCTTTTTTCTTGATTGACCGCAGATAAACGCTGACCTCATCAATATCAATATTTGCTTCGAATGAAGCCATGTCACCGTGCTCGCCGATGGAAAGGCTCCCACGCTCGTCAATATCGCCATCAATCTTGTAAATTCTGTATTCAGGGTAGGCCGTTAGCTCTTCAGCGATTGCACAGCCAAGCTTCCCTAGTCCAATAACTTTATCCAAGTTTCATATCCTTCATAGAACCCAGAGTTTTACCTCTTTTTATATTTACCATAAAATTCCCGAAATTCGTGGAACTCATAAGTGTAACCAATGATTTAAGTAGGTGCTCATCCTCTTTTTTCATATCAATTACGATAGCATCGTGGATTAAAAAGGCGATATGAGAGCCGGCAGACTGCTTTCGTAGGAGGTACTCAAGCTTTAGAGCCTGCTTTAGAGTTAGTTCTGCGGCGGTAGATTGCACCAAATAGTTGAGAGCGTGATGTTCGCTCGTGTCCGGTATTTCCTTCTTAAAGGGTGTTCTAACTGTGTTGCCGTCCCAGTATTCTTTTAGGAGTCGGTCCTTCTCGTAGAACTCTGCTAGTTTTAGTACGTCTTGCTTAATGACTGCTGAACGGGAGCCGTATAGCCAGGCGAAAAACGCTACTTTTGCCTTGTCCCTCGTGTGGATGTCTGTGAAGATTTCCTTAAGGTGGAAATCATGGACATCTCCCTCTGGCTGTTCCTTGCCGAGAAGACCCAGTAGGGTGCGAACTTCAGCACCGTTGAAATCTAGTTCGACGAAGTAGTCATTCTGTGGTTTGACGGCTGAACGGAATTCCCTGTTCATAGTGAGGATAGGTACGCAGCCCTTTTTGGTCGTAAGGCGACCAGTTTTGGTGCCAAACTGATTGTACTTGACGCAAGGGGCTGCCTCTATAATGTTTTTAGCATGATGCTTTAGTTTTGGATCCTGTAGGTATGCTGATACTCTCTGCTTATCAACTGTGACTCTTTTGTGGCTGATGTCTTCTAGCATCATTGATACGTGTTTGTAGAAGTCATACCTTACGGGCTTTTCTATGTTCTTTGAGACGTATTCAGTTATTTTATTTTTTACCTCGCAAAACTCAACCAAGAACCTTTCGGGAACTAGGTCGAAAAAACAGTTTTCAGAGGTGTCTACCTGTGAGATCGCCAGAGAGCGTTTGAATGCAAGAACTTTGTTGGATACGTCCTCCCAGTCATCCTTTAAGTACTCTGGGATTGCATCAGCAATCTTGCCACCCTCAAGGTACAACGAAATATACTCTACATCCAAGTCTCGTAGGTATGGAGCATACTTCCAAGTTTGTGTGAGTTCAGGAGGAAATCCCTCTGGGTCGAAGATTAGCTCGTTATCGGCATAAATGCCGACACATTCGGTTTTATCGTCAAGAGTCTGAAATAACAAATTTGCCTCACTAGGAGTCTATTATATCGCCAACAAAGTTTAATGTTAATGGCTCAACATCAGCCGGCCCAATAAAATCTTCCTGAATCGCTCTTAGGGATCTTAGATATGCCTGGGGCTGGTTGGCTCTAATGCTCAAATTATACACATTCATTGCTTGTTGTATTTCATGTACTCTCCGCCTCGCAGGAGTATCGGCTCTCCTCTCCATTTTGCGTGCAAGATAAAATGTTTTAAGTTTCCAACGCTCGCCATATAAGCTCCGGAATTGTTCTTCGCTAATTGGTTCACGAACAATAGAAGCAGTTTTAGGAGGACAGTTAGCATTAAAATCTTGCAACGTCTGCACTAGTACGTTTGGTCGAGCAGCAACGTAGAAATTGTAGAAATACAAAAGATATTTCTCCAGCATGTCCATGTCTATGCGCCAAGTCTCGATATAATCTGTCTGGAACATAGCCGCAAAAGCCTCTGACTGGATTCTCTTGTTAAAGATAGGTTCCCACTGATTGCCGCTTCGAAGTTTATATCTCCTGTAACCTTCCTCAATTTGATCGACTCCATCTGCGTCCTTGTATTGGAAAAATGCAACATGTCGTAGAACATCTTCGAAACCAGGAATCTGAGAGAATCCGTAAGCCCTAGGCGGAAGCTCTACATCTCCGACCAGAGGGTCACATTCGTACTCAACATTTTCGCCAGTGATTATGCCCTCAATTGGGACGCCCAGCATATACTCTAACATAGCTGGGTTTCTTAAATCGGCGACTAATCTCCAGGGAATATTTTTATCGATAGAGAAGCCATATTGAGCAGCAATATTTGCTACAAAAGAAAAATTACGGTCACCGAATTTATAAGCTTTATTAAAGTCGTCATCATAATTATCGTTAGATATCTCGATTACGAGCCCTGAAGTATATAGTGGTGCATACGAGCCCTCTATGAGCCCAGATAGAGTCACAGGACCAGCCTTGATCAAGGTTTGTTCTATAAAGGTATCAACTTGGTCAATAAATGATTTTATGTTTCTAACTTTTTTATTGTGGTCCCCAAATCCCATAAAGCCATTAAAAAATACAGGATAAACCTCTTCACGCATATATGTGTCGTAGTCATCATTTATGGGAGTCCAAGCTTTCACAACGAAAGGTTTTGCCCAGGGGCTATCACGAAATATAACGTTTGTGTCTGCAAGATCTCTTATTTTCTTGGCAAAGTCATACCAAGCATCAGCTACAAAGTCAAGAGCATATTGATTCTGCGAGCCTTCTTTTACAAATTGAAGTGTTTTGAGTCGGCGAATCTCAGGATATACAGCATTCCCGCTGGTGTTTATTAACCCATAAAAACGGTCTGTTGTCCAAGTCTGTATAAAATTATTTGCTATGAACTCAGGGAAAATATAATTATTATATTTTTGGCGCTCAATAAAGATTGACCTTGAACCCAGCTTGTTAGAGCCATAGGAATACAATTCAGGATTTGTACGTGGGTCTAGTCTTATTTGCCTCGCCATATCATAAGCTCCTTACTCAGTTTACCACTCTTAGTTCAAAAACACAATCTACACTTGTCTCGTAGCCTCGGTTGCTAATCGTATGACTAGAGCGTATGACCCTGTAGTAGCCACCGATACCTAGTACTGGACCTGCAAAAGTTCCTAGCGAGGGTCGGCTATCTACAAACAGAAGATCTCCATTCTTATGAACTCCATTACCGAACATCTGGATATTCACATTCTGCGGCAAAAACAAGGCTTGTATCTGATCTTCGGCATTATTCGACTCAATCAACATTTCCTGGAAGTATTGAGTATCTTGCCGAGAGAAGTTAAAATTCTTTGCCAACCCTCGGTCAGTCCCGATTACATAGTGAAAAATACCTTCAGACTCATCTTGACGGCGTTTGCCAGTGCGGTTTTTATGTGATGTGCGACGACTAAAAACACTGTAAAAATGATGAAACTTTACGCCGCTGCTTTTAAGTGGGTTGATTTCTCCAAGCCCGATTTCGCCTAGATTGTCCTCACCAAGCTTAAAGCCCATGTCCCTACCTGATTTCTCCGAAGAGACGACTGTATAATCAAAAGAGATTCTTTCGGCCGTGTCGGGATTCTGGTTAATCATACGAGCCACAAGTCCTAGCATGTCATCTAAGAAGTTCCTAAACGGATATGTCTTAAGTTTATTGGCGACTACTCTATTATAAAAATATTGCCCAAAAGTATCAAGAGTTATAGGCAAATCATAAAGTGAATATTCTGTGCCGCTTTTATTTTGAATATTCCCCAAGATTAGACTTATATCTTCCCTCAAATCAGCATTAGCCATGGCTGATCGGAGGATGTCCCCAAGTCGCATATAATATACTAGGGTAGAAGAACCTGACTCAGGCTCCAAGTCACCGTCGGGTTTATAGAGACTCGCTCCATCCGTGCTCCCATCCCGAGGCACCGACATTTGGCGATCTTCTTCCAGTCTTTGGATCTGGGTCGCTCTCTCACGCTCTGTGGCTACGGCGGGATCTAGTACTATTTTTGCCTTTGCGGGCAATGTATCACCCACCTCAATTCTAGCCTTATATACCCCACTGTCGTCAATCATCCTTCGTAGGAACTGCGAATAAAGATCACGAAGACGTAAATTACGAGCCCTTTCATACAAGAGTACGATATATTCACCTCGGCGGCGGATAGCTGCAACCTTGCGGTCTTCAGGGTCCTTCTTTTGTAAGTTAGCCACCTTAAGTTGAGTCAGGGCTAATTCCTGTGCGGCCTTAAGTCCAGCTAAGGTGACTCGCAAAGTTGGCTCTCCCTGGGTACTTGTACCTCTCCCTACAGTATTAAGGTATGGGTCTTTAGCTTTTAAAGGGTCAATCTCAAAACCATGAGCTAGCGCCCTTGATACCTCCGCAGCATTAGAGCTACTATTGGAATCAATAATTTTTCCCTCATAGTTTATAAAGCCGGCGGTAGAAACCTCTGTTTCTTTATATATCAAAGAGTTGTTTAAATCTTTGTAGTTGTTTGAACCAAAAATATCAGATCCGCCAGTAGCCAAGTAGTTATCACTAGATCCAAGATATTTAAGACTTAGAGTCGTTGGACCTTCTTGTTGAAACTCCACATTGTAATCATAAAGATTTAAGAAGATCGCCCTAGAAGTTGCCTCAATGCCTCGGCGGAAAGCCTCGTATTGACTTTTATTGTCGAAGGTCTGCATTAGCTGTTTCTGGCTTCCCTGTGGGAGGGACCAACCTACTACAACTTTAAGTTGTCTAAACTCTCTTTTCTTGGCTGCAATGTCCTCCTTGAACCCGTCACTTAATGTTCTTATTTTTTTGTTGCCTTCAGAAAGCACCTCAGCATACTTCGTTACTTTTTCCGTCAATCTATGAAGGGCGTCCTGTTGAGTATTGCCCCGACCGGTAGATCGCTTTTCTTCTTTTTTCCGCACGCTCTTTGACTTAGTAGAAATATCTTTAGCTAGATCAGCAGCGCCGCCAGTTGGGAACAAAAATTGCAAATAATTAATATTAGCAAGCTCAGCTAAGCTACCAAAATACAGTTGCAGGTCAGCCTCAATAATATAATCACCCTCATGCTTATTGTTGTAATTCCAAGTAAATGATTTAATACCTGCATCGGACCCTCTTTGATTTCGAGGCTTAAGAAAATCATTGATTGTCCCACCAGCACGTAAGTCTGCTATATCTTTAGCATATTTGCCTGTTGTATAGTCACTAAAGTATATCTCATCTTCATTACCTTCTTGGTCAACCATGAAGAACCTCAAGAGGGGTTGCAAATGAGCTAGTTGGGCAGGAGTGGCGTGGATAAACCCTCCCATAATGGGGTCGCCATCAGCATTGACTACGCTCTTGCGAGACATGTAATTACTAAATACGCCGGGGGGGATTTGACCCTGGAGCTTGTGTATGTTAACAGAAGTGTCTCTGTCTGAGTTGTCGAAGACTTGCTTAAACTTCTCTATTTCATTAATAAAAAGAGCTTGAGCATTCTCCATATACTTCTTAGTGGCGTCATTAGTTGGACGCCGGCTTTGTTCTGCCTTGAGAAGCTCGTTTTCCCAAAACTTATTATCTTGTACCTGCTGCGTTTCGGCTGCCTGTGCCGACAAAGCCTCATTAGCCTGAACTGCCCCGATTAATACGCTGGCTTCCTGAGCAGACACTCGGCGACCATCTGCGTTATAGAACCAGCCTGTTTTTTCGTCCTGGTAGACACCCTCTACAATCTGTCGTTTATTATATTGAACAGGGGCAGAGCCTTTGGTGCGTGCAATGAAAGCCTCTTGTTTTCTTCTGTTCTTTTCTATAATGTCTTCCCGCTGGAGGTCTCTTGGGGGCTCCTTTTCTAGAGCCTCCTTTCGTTCCTTTTCTCTCATTCTTTGCGCCTGAGCTATCTGAGAGCGGGTTCGATCAAGAGCTTCCTTGACGTACCTCTCCCTTTTAGCTTTCGATTTTGCTTCAGCCTCGGCCTCAGCAGCAGCCTGGGCAGCCTCAAGTTCCGCCATGAATGGATCGATATCATCAGCCATAGCCTAGCCTCCTAACCTACGTACTCTAAAACCTCGTCTAGAGGGAGCGGAACATAATATTCGTCGCCAACCTTAAACTCAGCTTCGGAAGCTTTTTGATTGTACCAGGCGATGACCCACCAATACTCGGGGGAACCATAATACTTTGCCGATACATTATATAATTTATCTGTGGCTCCCCAAACCATAAGAAGACTTGTTAGATTTCGAATCTCACTAGGATTTGGGAAAGCAATCTGAGGAGAGTCATACTGAAAGACTTGCTCCATGTCTCTATTTTTAAAGAAAACGTTTTTATAGTTTCTGTCGTTGTTGAGAAAAATCTCTCTCCTACTATATCTTGAATAAGGCATTAGTCATTCCCCCCAAAAGGGTCCCGAGCCCTACCGATTGGATCAATGGGTCGAGTAGTTTGTTCATTTACTGAGGTTGATTGCCTTGCTGCTTGAATTGCGGCTTTATGGATAGCAAGAGCCTCCTTGCCTCTGGGTGCTAGACTTGTAGCATAAGGATAATTTGTCTCATCAAGAGCCTTATCTGTAAAAGAAAATGTTTGTCCTTTGCTGCCAGCAGTTCTCTTGAAGCCTAAAGAGTGCTCATGTAGTACGTTTAGCTCAGTATTAAGTCTGAAAGTCTTTGGGTAGTATTCTACAGGGACGTTTTTTGTGCCCTTCAGAGCCTTGGGTTGATTATGAAACATACCAAATTCCACAGCAGGGTCAAAGGTAAAGCCGTTAGCATAACCCAATAAACCTCTCCCTGTCTTAGCATCTCTAACAAGATTACCAAAACTTATTCTTATTAGAGGGGATTGGTTAATAGCAGTTGCGCCGGGCGCATCTCCATTACCCGGCTCTTGGTCATAAAGAGGATATAAAAAGCTCATTAGCTTATTAACTTTTTCTAAATTTGCCTTAGCGTCGTCAAATGAAGTGGCTGGGACATTCCAAGCAAGAGATAGTGAACGCCTTGTATTAATAAATGTAGCTATAGGGTCCATACGTCCATAAACATCTTCTGCATTCCAGTTTGAGGAATACTGGTCACTAAACATTTCTATGTATGCAGGAAAAGATACCTTCTTGTTTGTAGGTACGTGTTCTATTACTAACTGCATTTTCTGTGTAGGTAATACCATTATTTATTTATCCCCTTAATTAGGTCTAACTGGGTCAAGCTTGACGTTCATTACTTTTGCGACCGCTTTTCCAAACTTATCCTTATCCATTATAATCTCAGAACGTAAAACTAATTCTTTGACTATGACCTGACCATTCGACCTGCCGCTAGAAGTTGGTACCCCAGCGGAACTTGCAGGAGCGGTACCGGAACTTGACATCATCCCCTTCGCAGTTTTTATGTTTCCACGAGTCATGTTTATTCCATCTATTCCCAGACTGATCCCAGTGCCGATCCCAGGGAACATGGCTGCAAGACCTGAAGCTGTCTCTAAACCTGCACCCATGATATCGCCTTGAGAAAGTGCGGTGCCGGCGAGCCCAAGCGCTATCGGTAAACCTAGACCAAAAGGAATTTTTTTGCCCGCAGTTTTAGCGCCGCCTTTAAATATTTTAGACAATAATCCGCCGGCACGCTGTCCGCCAGCCTTAGCTCTTCCGCCACCCTTCATCATTTGACCACCTTTGTACTTTGTCCCAAAGATGGATTGTCCCATACGGCTAAATAATCCTCCTTTACCCTTTGGTGTTGAGCGGGGACCGCCTCGGCGACCAAATCCCCCCCTTAGGACGCTACCTATCAACAAAGCGTCTGCACCAAAACCAAGGGCCGACTCAAGGAGGGCGCCTGCACTTGATGCTGCCGATGCTCCCATTACTGTCCCGGCTGCGCCCGGTAGGTTATTAGCAACCTTGTTTAAAGCCTCTGTTTGAAGCTTAATCGCTCCTGCTACCCCTCCGAGCTTAGGAGTCATCTCTATAATTGCCTCTATAAGACCCTCTTGAGTAGAGATTGCCTTCTCATCTAATTTAATTCTTTGTTCTTGGGTTGTTGCCTCCGCCCTAAAAGCGCCTATATCCATACCATCACCAAGCAGCTTCCCAGTAGCCTCAATGCTTTGCCCAAGAATACCAGCAATCATCTGCTTCTGGCGGCGTCCCATGGATTGAAAGTTTTTCCCCTGCAACTGGAATTCAGATCGTAATATATCAAGACGTTCTTCCGAACTAGCCTTCATTATTTCTACTGAATTTAGTTGCAGTCCAAGCTGGGCGTTCAAACGACCTGCGATGTTCGCTGCACCCTCAAATGTATCAAAAAGCTCGGTTACATCAAAAGCCTCTTTTACCCCTAAACCAAGTGAGCGGGCTCGTTTTGATAGATCCTCGAAAACCTTAAGACCCATACTCCCAAACCGAGCTAAATCAGGACCCAACTCATTAAGATCTTTAACGACTGTACCAAGGGGGCGACCAGTCTCCAGTGCTATTCTTTTAATTTCCGCAGCAGCCACAGATGCACTAGACCCCATGAGACCAAATGAGAATCTCAACCTTTCATTCAATTGAGCGAAGTCCTCAAACTCAACACCAAGAGTTTTATATTCGGCAGCCGTCAGCGCAAGAGAATTGCGGTTTTTTGCAGTCATAGCGTCAAAAGCACTGAACTGAGTGCTTAATGCAGTCAGAGAAACAGTGACAGATTCAGCATCCAGACCAAGCTGGCGGTAAGAGCCCCGGAGAATATTGAAAGATTTAGTATGACGGTTTGCAAACCCAGTTCCCCGGCGAAGATCGACGCCTAGTCCCTGAAGTTTTCTTGCATAACCTCCTACTGCCGTAGCGAGATTGGTTATCCCCAGAAGGCTCTGGGTATTCATTCCCGTGAAAGCGTCTGTGGTCTTAGCGGCTGTGTTGATTGCTGAAGTTAAGAGCCCGTATGCTGCTTTAGCTGCCTCTACTGCTTTTGTCTGCTTGTGCATCTGCTCTGTAAGCTTCAGCATTTCTTTAGCATTCTCGGACAGCGACTCCCGCCCGTACTCAACCACTTCGTTGTACTCTTCTAGGGTTATCTTCCCTGCCTTAAGTTCTGCATCTAGTGCCTTGCGCTGCCTGATGTGTTCAAGAAGGGACTTGTGCGATGCTTCGTCAATCGTTTTAAGAGCTTCTAGTTGTTCCCGTAGGTCCTCAATATTAGCCATTGATTGCTACCTCAGTTTCGAATGGGCCAATTGATTTTGGCTTCCCTTTCAAATCTCTTAATTGCAACGTCAAGCTTAGACTTTTGTTTATAGGTCATTGGATCATCAAGACCATATTTCTTGATGTAGTCCATATATCTTTTTTCATTGACTAGGGTGTCGGTAAATCTTTCTACTTCTATTCTGTTCCCTTTGACACGAACAGGAATTCGGCGACCCTTGTACATCTTAGACAAGAGGTACTGAATCCAGGCAGCAAAAACGTTTAGGATGTTTTCGTTGAGTTGCTGCTCCTCACGGAGAGCAGTTAAATCTAGAACTTCATTTTCAAAATCGATATTCATATAGACAAGCCTCGTATACGTCTGCCTAGTAAATAGTCATTAAATACAAATATCACGGTTTATATGTGCGACCACGACCAGTTGGCTGGGTTGAGGCTTTAGTTTGTTCCGATTCGTCTTTTTTCTGTTTTATCAGTCGATCTAAAAACCACATCCGAACACTTACGGGCAGATTATAGCTCTCAAAAAAACTCCAACCACCATGATATTTTAGTTGGAACAACTGTTCATATACGCCTTCAATATACTCACTATTCAGGCCAAAAAAAGTCCAAGCCGAGCGGAACCTCCAGGTCCGCATCATATCCACAGTTATTGCATTCATAATTTTGAGTTAAATCAATATTAGGAACAAGCTGGGAATATGACTTTCTTAAGTCCCGTGCATCTCGTGCAGGCATTGTTTGTATAAAAGTCTCAATTGTCATTCGATCGGACTTACCGTCAATTGCTACAACAAAAGAGCGAATTGCATCTGTAGTCGCTGACGACTGTAACTTGCGCTTTTCTTTTCTTTCAGCTTCTTTTATAAGGCTTGTCTCGTCCTCTGCTGTTAGGAAGCGGCAAGTAGCAACTACCCGAGTCATGGGGAGGGGAATTTCTACAAATCCCTGGTCACTAATAGTCATCCCATTGTCAGCAGCAGCAGACTGAAAATCTACCATAGAGGGATCCGAGATATCAAAAGAATATTCTTCTGTGTTAGTACAAGAGGGGCAAGTGACCTTAGTCTCATATTCTGGACCGTATCCTGTCTTCCTTGCAGCTACTAGTAGTGCGTTCTTATCTCCAACCAGGAGAGTCTTTATATTAATGCTTTTATCTACTAAAAGATTTTGCAACATCCTATCCAGCGCAACCCCCTCTTTGAGGAGTGATTTAGAAGTTAGAATATCTTCTTCTTTTGCCGTCATGTAGCGGATTTCTACAGTCTTTTCACCATGCAAAGGATGATCGGGCGAATAAAAGAGCCCTTGACTAGGAAGCTCAACAAACTCAGTAGGGACTGACCAGCTAAAGTTTGGTGCTTCAGCACTGGCAGGCACACCAAGACCTACGGCAGCAGTAGTTGCCGCAGGGGTTTCGTCTTGGGTGGGGGTATTATCTAGCCCTAGTCGGCCTTCATTTCTACTCATATTGTAACCTTTCTTTTTATATTGTAACTTATTCTAACTTAGACGTTAAAACTTTTATTTAGCTGCGAGTAGAAGCTGGTACGTTGGAAGAGACACCGCTTCGAGTAAGCTCAGCCCAATCATAAGTAATCTCGGCGGTTACTTCAGACATCTCGTCTGAGTCGTAAGACAATGTACCACCAAAGTCAATGTTTGTAATAATTGGATTAACAAGTTCCCAACGCTCTATTTCTTTGCCGTCAGCATCTAATTGCTTAATGACCACAGACCCAATAGTGTTCTTGAAAGCTTCTTTGCTCAAACTAACCTTAGAGATGTTAGCAGTCTCGGGGTACTTGTATCCAGCAGCACCAAGAACGTCAAGGAAAGCATAAGACAAGTCAGGATTGACTGGATCAACAAGAGTCACTGTGATTGGCTGCCAGGTAACACGACCTGGAAAATTAAAAGTATGGTCGATATACTGGTGGGTAATTGTAGAGATCTGAGCTACTGGTTTAGTAGCAGTCTTTACGGTCCAGACAGGGATATCTCCTGGCTGATTACCATTCCTAGAAGTGAAACTTAACTCAAACCGAAACTGGCGTTTTGGCTCGCTGTTTGCTTGACCCCAAAATAGACTTGCCATTGCTTATTTAGCTCCTCGTAATAAATAGTTCGTAGAGCGGATTAATCTTCGAAAGATGCTCCGCTGTTAGTGATGATAAAGTCGATGGCGAAGAACTCTACTGAACGAGTTGGCTTCACATACAACTTAGCATAAATGATGTTACGATCAATGAGATCTGGCGTTGTGGTAGATTCGTCTAGGATTAGACGGAAGTCATCAATACCGAACTCGGATTTTACATCACGTAGTAATGGGTTTGCTTGACCCAAGAATCGATCCCAAGTTGCTTGTGCGTTAGGTGCGAACAGAAGTCTTGAGGCAATGAATGAAATCTCACGCTTCAAGTAAATCATCAAGCGACGAACATTGATACGGTCGAGAGCACTAGCAGTTTGTTGTAGTGTTTTCTGTCCGAAGATTACAATGCCCTCAGCAGGGAACTTAGCAATTGGATTAATGTTATTTTCGTATAGAGTATCACGGTCGTCAGAGGTTAGTCTGCGTGACACGTCTAATACTGGTACACCAGCAGCACCTTCACTCAAACCACCACGGGTAAATCCAGCAGGAGCAAACCAAGGTGCCTGGAGCCTATCAGTGTTAGATAGTACCCCCAAGGCAGCGACCGAAGGTGGTGACCAAAGGCTCTGGTTAGTGTTAGTGTCGAGAATACGTACCCAAGGGTAGTATGTTGCACCGTAGCTGTTATTGATGCTACGACCAGCTAGGTTATTAGCAGCGGCGGAAGGAGTGTTGCGTTCGTTACGACTTTCCGCAGACCCAAGTGCTTCGGTGTCTGGTGTGTATGCAAAAGGAATATCAATAATAGCTAGTGTATCAGCACGATCTTCAGCAGTGTCGAGAAGATAGTTTGTTACATTAGAGTTTGTAATTCCTGGAATCACAACAGCATTCATCTGTACATCGTCTGGACTTGCAATAGTGTTTATTGCCTTCCGCAAAGAGAATAACTCATAGGAAGCTTTTTCATCTGTTGCACTACTAAATGCAGAGTTACGGAAGGGATCACGCTCAGTGATATCATAGCCGTCGAAACCACCGTGTAAAGTAGTTGTAAAGCGATCTAGACCGGCGAGAAGCGAAGCGGTATATGAACTTACGGCGGTAACACTTTTGCCATCTGCTCGGTAGCCAGAGTTGTAAGCATAGTTCGCAGCAGCAGAGCCAGAAATATTGTCGAGAGAGAATACCCAAGCAATTTCGTATGCTTGTGATCCGGTGTAGGCTGTAGTCTCCCCAGCAACATCAGCTAAGGTAGTAGAAGGGGCAGGGTTCTGGTCAAAAGATCGTGGTCTTAGGCAGTCTGTAATTTCAGGATTAAAGAAAGTATCATCATTTGCACGACCTGTCCATGCACCCCAATAAGTGTTACGAAGGCTGCGTGGGCTACCCCAGGTACTTAAGCCACGAAGCGGGACGCTAGGGAATTGGATAGAGCCGCTGAAAGATGTTCCTCCGACAGCCGCAAGTGAAAGGATATTGTCGTTAGCAGCTAAGTGACCAGCAGTTCCGTAGAATGCAGAGCCGGAGCCATCAAGCATGGTCTGTACAGCGCCTCGTGTCCCAGCAGCAGGAGCAGCGAGTGATGTGCTCCAGCCACTCGATCCACTGACTACAGCAACATCACGGTACTTAAGAGGACCGAAGACACCGAATGGAAGCCAGCGAGTCTCACCAGAACCAACAGCAACGTCATCGTTCATTACAACACGAATGAAGTTAGATTGATTATCGAATTCTCCGTACTCTACATTGCGTAGTTCGCTTTGGCTATAAACCTGGTAGCGGTCGCCGATTCTCTTAGCAATATAGTTTTCAGATGCTGGATTAAGGTTTAGTTCGTCGTAACGTTCTAAAATAATTGGTCTAGCATCCGTATCAGTAATATCACGTACCAAGACTGAGAAAGAACCATAACTCTGATAGTCTCCTGTAGGAGCCTTAATGTTAGAGATGGATATTTTTATTTCCCGTTGAGCCCACTCACCAGCGGTGAGCGCCTCAAGGCGGAATAGCTGCTGCTGAGTGCGAGCGGAGTACGAACCAGTGTTATCAGACAGATCCTGAGAGATGAACCAGCCTGTAGTAGCAGCGGTTCCAGCGCCTCTAAAATTGTTCTGCTGGACGCTCGATGTTCCATTTACAGCCATTGGGAGGACAGCAGCGTGATACTTAGTAGCATCGCCACCAGCCAACAAACCAAAACTGGAACCAGTTGGAGCTATAGAATATTCATAAGACTCACCGAGCCAGTAAGAACCACTCTGGTAAAAGTTTCGAGTAGAAGCTGAAGTAATATTAGAGTTAGTAATTGTTGCGTTAGTGTTTAGGGCTTGTCTAATGAAATTTTCAGAACTTGGGTTAAGGCTGACTGTAACCTTTTCGTCTGTGCCGCCGTTGGGAGTGAAGACTAGATTAAAATCGTTCTCAGAAGAAACTTCATACAGAGTTGAACCGTTCTTGAGACCAACAGCATTCTCCAGAAGGACACGCCCAGTGCTATAAAATTGTGCAGCGACTGCGCCAGAAACTACAGTAGACGCAGACAGTGAAGCAGAAGGCCATACAACAAGGGCAAAAACACCACCGTCGTTGCCGTCATCAGCGGGTGGGACTTCCCAACCTGCCTTACCATCATCCGTGGCGTTAGTGTCTTGACTACCCAAAGCACGAACGAAGGTTAGTGGTGAGTTGTTACGAAGCCATGCTTTGGCAGCGTATGCAGCGTAAGTTGGGGCAGTATTATTGCCCTCACGCCATGTATCACCACCTTCATTACCAGCAACAGGGTTGCCGAAAGTTTGAACAAAATCCGAGAAGGAACTTACCTGAACGGGTTTGTTTGCGGGTCCCTTGCGAGAGCGACCAATTACTACTGGTCCTACTTCGGTAGGTGTGGCTGGAAGTTGTGATTGATCGATCTCATCGATGAATACTCCAGGCGAAATGAACTTAAACTTTTTGGAAGAGTTGTCAGCCATCGAAATGTATTCTCCTCGGTCTTATACGGATAGTAAGGTATCTAACAATTTACACTAAATACCAATAATAAATAGTAAGGCAGTATTCCAAACTCCTTGTTGATTATGATCTGTATTTATCTTTTCTGCCCGCATGGAACTCGGGCTCATCGCCGAGCACAACTCTTTCACGCCCAATTGTTACTTCAGCGGCGGATTCTCGAATAGTTACAGTAGGAACATCGTCGTTTTTATTGGACCCTATTATATACCCAAGTACCGTGATAGTAGTGGTGCTCTTAAATAGTCTTTCTTCCGTGCCTAGACCGGAGTTGTTACCTTCATTAGTAAAAGTCTCATCGCCAAAAGCCTCATATACATTACCTTCGTGCTGAATATTAAAAGCAACGGGTGTAGAGAAAGTCGCCATGAAGGCTTCCATAATCTGGTTCATTTGCTGTTGGTATTCAGAGATTAGCTTTATCTCATAGGTGATCTCTACATAAGTTGGCATTGGAACGTACAAGGTATCATACACTACCTTTTCATTATCAAAAGGGAAGGTGTTTTGATTAAATCTTTTTTTTGCCGTAAGGTTCGCACGCTCTCTTGACTTCTCTTGATTTACACGACGTGCAAATGGAATTGCGCCACCCTTCTTATAGAAACCATAATAGGGAGGGATATAAACACCATATTTACCCTTGTTTTGGGGATTATTTACTAAATTGCCCCGAACAATGGAGACAAGAGGGTATTCTAATGTTCTACCGTTTGGTCTTAAATTCGGATCGTCTTTAATCGTAAAAGCTCTTTCGGGAGAAGCAAAGAGAACAGGAACTTTCTTGAAGCCCTCATTCGTGTCGCAAAAGACGTTTAGATCGTCGTTTACGTAGTTAAAAAGAGCGGTATCGATATCCTCTAGGGTAGAGGGTCGAAAACCGTATGTCGCCTTTAAATCTTGGTTTAACTTTGTTCTTTTGGGCATCGTTATTTTTCCTAGATTCCCTTACCGGGATTAAAGAGTCCTTTGCGTGCCTGAATGCACTGGGCTTGGACTGAAAATGCAATGCCGTCAGCAAAGTTCCTGTCTTGCCCGAACAAGAATCTAGCATCCTCAAATACATCTACAATCTCAAAGTACATCATATCATACTGTACAAAGTCGCCAGGACGTACAAACAAATCTTGATCCTCTGATAGACGGCGTTTGTGAAAGTTTATTTTAATATTAAAAAGACTATCAAACCCAAATTCGGTCTGTGTTCTTGTAGAACCCTCGTAGTCTATTAGGGAATAAACACGAATAGGAGGAAGAAACGTTTTCTCGATTGCTTCCCCATATACATTATTATAGTTTGTCCTTTCCCTATCAATCGGGAAATACAGGACCTGCTGACCAACAACGTGTTCAATGACCTCATCGTTAATCTGTTTTACAAAGTCTCGCTCTGCTCTGCCAACAAAAAGCGGTGGTGGAGGAGTAGCTGGCTGTGTCCATCTATTTTGAGCCATTTATTTACCCTACGTAGATGCCCATTGGGATCTTCCCAACGACTTCTTGAAGACTGTTCTGGAGAGCGGCGTCCCCTTCCATTAGGGCTCCATAAGCCATCTCATCAAGAACAGTTTTTAGTTCGTCACGCAAAGCAGTCTGCTCTTCTTTAGCTTCAGATACCAAAGCTGGACCGTTTAGTGTGACTTCATTGCCTGGGATTGGGATCGATCCAAGTTTGGAGCGTACCTGACCAAGTGTTTCCTTCGCTAGTGATAAAGCAAAGCGTCTTATCCACTGC